TGGTGGGTCTACAGTAATCGTAGATGCAATCGAAAGATTTGCATTCGTATAATATATCTTATTCAGTGGACTAGAAAGATTTTCTGCCAGAGCAGTACCAAGACCACCCGGAGTTCCAGTCAACTCGGAACCATCACCATAGTATGCAATCGCTGTTACATACCCTACTTGGATATTAACTGGATTTTCTACACTGGTGACGGCAGAACCAAAACCTGCAAGATTACGAGCTCTTGACATTTTATCTACTTTTTAGTTATTTATTCAGAGTCAACAGGTAGTGGAAAGTTTACCTTATATTTCTGAATCAAAGGCTATATAACCACCGGTTGTATCAATAGTAAGCCAAGCAGACTCACCTGTACTACCACCACTTGCGACCGCAAAATTAATGTTAGCCTGTTGGGGACTGGTGTCATTAGCAGTTGGTGTACCTGTAACTGCAAGATCTCTTGGTTCAATATCAAAATCAGAAGTATTACTAAATTCAAAATCAGGTGCATCCCTCATTTCTGGGCTTAAATCTACTCTGAATATTCCACTAGTGGAACTTGAAAAATGACCTGTAAATGTCATAGCGTAACCACTACCAGCACTTACTTCCCATCTTTGATAATATCTCTTACATTTTTGTAGTGTCTGACCATAACTTTCGTGTTCAAACGGAGTTGCATTGGATCCCAACTCTAATTGGGCACCAACCGCATCAAAAGTTGCATCGGTGGTAGTACCCCAAGTATTATCAAAATCACGAGCTCTTTCACTATTAATGTATGAACCCCATTCCTCAAACGGTGCACCCGATCCGGTGTAACTGGTCCCCCAATACATCCCACAATCGATTTGTAACCCCAAATTTTCATTGTCATCAAATGTTAAGTTAGAATTGCCAGGAAAACTTTTTTCAATTTTAGTCCATGTATTGGCTGCTAGAGTGACAGGCCAAGAATATGATTGCGGACTACCATCTTGTGCGGATAAAAACCAATTAAATGTTTGTGCAATACTAGACCTTACCCACATTGAAAAAGTAATATAACTGTTACTGTCTGTATAATTCCAGCCGGAATTAGCAATATCTTGTGCCTCTATCCTAATGAGAAGACGCCTATGATTAGATGTGGTATTTGTTATTGGTGATGTATTAGCCAAACGTATATACTTTCTAAACCCGAAACTATATGGCGTATCACCAGTAAGTAAAGTTTCTTGGGTTTGAGTAATTGTGCCACCTGAGAAAGAAGGCCTAAAACGATCAACAGTACCATAATTACTCGAAGTAGAACTTGTTCCCCTCTGTGCAACCCGCATCGCACCATTAATTAACAAATTTCTATTACTTAACGTCCCAGCTGTAGGGTAATTATTACCATTAACCTCAAGAGAACCAGTAATTGATGTGATACCGGCAGAAGTTATACGAAGTTTTTCTGTCCCACCAGTTCTTAATACTAGGTCTGTGGGGGTATCCAAACCATCTCGTGCAGTAATGATACCAACGGAATCTATATTAGTTACATCTTCATACGACAAAGTACCGCCAATGGATACATTACCACTGAAAGTTGATATACCAGTGACTGTCAGTCCCTTAGGACAGTCTGGAGCACCATTGTCAAAGTGATTGACGATTTCATTGACTTGTATTTTTGACATCTCAATACTTTTTAGTTATTTATTATGTTCACCAAGGTAACTCAGTAATCCTGGTCTTATTTTCTTTTTTTGAAATCTCTGTATCTAAGAAATCAATAATTTTTTGTTCTTTTTCTGACCCCAATCTCTCCTTTACCCAAGTTATAACTTGGGCTTCGGTCAGAGAAGAAAATGGTAATGGACTTGCTGCAGGAGGTACTTTCACATACCTTTCAGTACTTGTACTTAATTCTCCTTTAGTTGCGGAAATTTTATACTCAATATTCCACACCATGCCATCAGATGTGCGTCTTACTAGGTTTAAAATGTGCCAAGTGTAATTAGTAGTCATGCGTTTTCTCCTCAGTTAGATTCTAATGTCGAGATTCTTTGTCTTAAAGAATCATTATCTGCTTTTAATTGTTTAATTGCAATCAACATTTCACATAGTACAGCTCTATCTGAAATGCCATCCACTACTTCAACACCTTCATCTAAATCTTCACCATTTTTAGTAACAGGAGTTGTACCATTTCCGACCATATAGCTTGGTTCATCGCCATATCCCAATTCACTTCCTGCATCCCACTCTGAATAAGATACTGCCTCAGTAAAACCAATATCGTGAAGTTCTTCTGCAATCAGACCAACAACTTGTTCACCAGTTTTGTGATCTGCCCAGGTTTTAGGAGTAATATTCTCAATTCTTGTTAGGCCAATACCAACATAATTTGTAATATTATCCTTATATCTTCTAGATGAAGTTGATCTTTGAAGTTCGTAAGCTGTACCAGAACCAGTAATTCTCACATAATTTGATGTTGACGAACTGGTAGTATCGTAAATGAGTTTGGATTTGACGCCCACCCCATCGGTACCACTTATACCGAAATTTGTGGAGGCACTGTCGGCGTAATGAATAAAAACTCCACCTGTACCATTCGCAAAACTGATTGAATGATTTGTGGCACTATTATTAATACTATAGTCTCCAGGGCTGTCGTTAATAATATTAAGTGCATCGCTATCACCAAGAAATCTGGTAATTTTATTACTAGAACCGTAAGAAGTTTTACCTTGTATCTCTAGAAAAGCATCATTTCCAGTGTTAGTATTTCTTACTAATTCTAAAGTTCCATTAGTACCTTGAATACTTAAAGTTCCCCAAGTGGTACCTGTGGCCTGATTATTTGAATCAGTGCAATTGTAATTAAACTCTGTGTAACCCCTACCATTCCCACTGTCATCAGCATTAAATGCAACATTCTGACCACTACAGTTAAAATTAAACCAAGAAGTGTTAGAACCACCAGAAAAATATGAGTCATTACCACTTCCTCCATCCCCAAGATGTAATATAGTAACACCATCAATTTTCATATCAATAGCACTAACAGATGCTTCACCGAAATGATCTGCAGAAATTGTTAAACTATCTGAACCAGAACCTATTCCAATAAAGTTAGTTCTACCTTGATTACTTGTATTTACAAATTGAATCGTAGCCTGATCACCTTCTCCAAAATCTTTAGATGAAAAAGTTTCAGTTCCTGCAATACAGACAGATGCTCCAGTTGCAAAATCGCCACCAGTACCAGTATCTGAATTGAAAAATGTAGTATGAATACCAATTGATACTTTTTCTGAACTACTATCGACTCCACCTACTCTGAATCCTAATAGAAAATCATCACCTTGTTCACCTAATATATCACCCTCCATAATAAATCTACCTCCAACAGGAGAGATAGTATTCATTCTCAGTCTTGAGGTACCACCCTGAATGTCCTGAAATCTTACGTTTGGTCCCCCACTTCGGAGGTGAAGTTGTCCCTCTGGTACCGAGGTTCCTATACCAACATTACCACCAATAATATTCAACCCATTCGTCGCGGTAGTCACACCCGTCAGCACTGGTCCGTGAGTACCAGTCCTACCTGTAATAGAATTTACATTAATTGCTGACATTGTTAATATCTTTTAATTGTATTTATCAGAGGTTACCCAACTGATATAGGTCAGTTATGAGTGTCTTACCAAGACCAACTGTTACTGCTGCACCAGTTTGAACAATAATTCTTGGTTCTTGAACTACAACATAAGAGTGGTCATTACCAGCATTTGTTGTATCAAGTACAATGTTTTCAGTTACATATGTAGTTGCATTGATATAACTGAATGGACTTTTTTGATTATTTGGATATTTAATCGCAGTACCGACACCAGAGGCACCACTTTCAATACTGACATCAACAGTTGTACCATTGACCTTAACAGTATTACCAACCCCAATAAAGTTTATGGTTGTAATACCAGTACCAATCTGATTACCACCAGACTGAATGCCAACCGCAGAAATAAATCCAGTCGATACACCAGAAACTAGTTCAGTGTCACCTTGAACCAGTAAGTTACCATCTACGGTAAAGTTACCAGGTGCATCTGTTGGAATAACTGCATTAAATGCTTTATATGATACCGCTTCTAATACATCTCCACTCTGAGCTGGAGTTGTTAATACAATATTTGTTCCGTCTGTTCCATTATAATCCTGACTTGTAATCAGTTTTGCGCCATTCAGATATAGCTCAAGATACCCGATTTGATATTTTGTTGCGAAAACAAATGAAGTTTGAACACCCGTAGGATTGAATACCTGACGAGCAACAATTACTGATGAATCTCCTGGGTTACGACCTAGATACCCGTTATTACCTAACATCAGGCAACTCCTTCTAAAATACTAAGACTTACGTCTAACGCGTTTTCAGTATCACAATAAACCCTAATTTCTTCATTGGGTCTCAGAATTGTTTTACCTGCGTCACTGATAACAAAAGAACTTCCAGTTGGGACCGGAATATCATTTGCAATATTAGCAAAAGTGTTTCCAATACCAATCTCAACAAACAGACTTACAGAATTACCTGTAAGGTTTGCAAAAGTACCACCTACAAGAATAGCTTTGTTTGATGCAGTATATGCAGTTGTAACCCCCATAAAGGTTACAGCCTGATTGGCTGCGATTGAATTGTTTATAGACGATTTATCTACAAGAACCGAACCGGTACCAATTGAATATACTTTCGTTGCACCCCTAAAGAATGTGGCATTAACCATATCTCCAACGGATATACCACTCGTTGATATACCAGAAATGGTTGTTGCACCAGCACCAATACTAGCAACTGTCGTTGTTGTCACAATCCCAGCTGATGATGTCAGTTTATTGTTAAATGACTCCGCCATTGTATTAATACTTTTTAGTTATTTATTAAAGTCCACCAAGAGCAATTACCATTGCTAATGAAGGGATAGTGTTATTGTTGACTGTTAGGTTACCTTCAATGTTGGTATCACCCCTAACATCCAAAGTATGGAGTGGGTTTGTGGTACCAATTCCAACCATAATGGTGGAACCAGATGACACAACCGTAAATTGTGATGTAGCAGAACCAACGTTTAATTCGGTAACAACATCAAGGTTTTGTGCTGTTAATATACCAGCAAAGACTCCACTACCGTCAGGAAGAACAGTAACACCAATACCAGATGGTCCAGTGGTGTAACCAACATTCAACCCAGTCCTGGCAGTTACAAAACCAACAGCGTCTATACTAGCTACATCCTCATAGGTTAAAGTACCACCAATGGTGACATTTCCAGAAAAAATAGCATTACTACCATTGAAAGTGCCACCAACGGACACATCATCACCGAATGTTGCAGTCCCACCAACAATATTAGTCGCATATACAGTACCAACACCCAGAGATTCAGCACCAGTAATGATACCAAGTGTTGAAATACCACTAACAACTAATGTTTCTGCCGAGACATTTGCAGTATTGGCAAGACCAATAATTGTTACTTGGCCTGTTGAGCTACTAACTGAAATATTAGCTCCAGCAACAATAGAAGTGACAATACCGGTTAGTTCAGTACCACTACCATAATATGTCGTAATACCTGCAGATGTTCCAACTGTTGCACCTACACCAGACGACGTAATCTTAAAGTCTGCGAATGAAGATACTCCAGCATTTACATTCAGTTGAGTAACTGAAGCAATACCACCAATAACATTCGTTGCAATACCTGCAAGTGTTACAAATGACTGTTGTGCGACAGTGATTGTGGCGATACCACCATTATTACCACCAGTTGCAGTTACATCAAGTCCTCTAAAATCAAGACCTGAATATGTTATTCCTCCACCAACTACTGCACCTTCGTCAAATAGGAGAAGACCTTCAATAGCACCTGAAGGTGCAGCTGCTAACCATTGTGGAGGTTGACCTGTACCTCTAGAGAAAAGGCCTTGACCAGTAGTTCCATTTTCAAATGCAGATGTTATACCCGGTTGGGCTTGATATAATAGCTGACCTGTCGCTCCACCGTAGATATTAGTTGCATTCGTTGCACTAGTAATACCCGTCAGTCCAGTACCAGCACCAGTAAATGTGGTTGCAGTAAGAGCACCAGATACAAAAGTATCAACTAAATTAGAAGGTCCATTGACAGTAAATGCCGTGCCGACTGTCGCAACACCAGTTATATTAAGATTTCTACCAGTAACCTCATCATATACGAGGTCACCAACAACATTTAAGTCTCCACCAACATATAAATCACCGACAAAAGTACCAATACCAGTAAATGTAGAGAGACCAGTTACGGATAAACCATCCGATACATTCACTGAACCGGCTACATCCAATGCTGATTTTGCACTAGAACTGTTGATACCAACGCGACCAATAACTTCTAACGAAGTTTTGTTGTCACTAAAAGAACTTATACCAATTTTAAAGTTTTTTTGGTCGTTACTAGCGTACTTTGCCATCGTTATTACTGATTAAGTGTCTCTAAGATAGATGAGATGAATTTCACGTCAGTATTGCTACTTGATGATATGACAAGAGAATCTCCAGTTTCAAGAACAAGTTTACCTGCCAAAAGATTTGCAGCATCGTTTGCTGGTACTGGGAAACCTTTTAGAATTTCGGTAGTTACTGCAATACCTGCGGTTGTTCTCTCGTGAGAGAAACTGATAGTTTGTGTGTCACTACCAACGTTGGTGGTTTGTGCTAAAAGGACAATAGCACTATATCCAGTAGGTGCCGTGTAGATACCTACTGTATTGAGTCCGACAACACCTGTGATTGTCTGATAATTGTTAAGGGCTAATGCCATTTTATGAGTCTCCTCCTAATGCGAGAATGTAAGGTGTGATATTGGCAAATAGGCTTCTGTTGTAAGCATCACCAGTAATAGATCCTTCAAGTTGATTAATAATAACTCCTTCACCAATCTTGAAGTTACCTGCTTGATCGGTAGAAGTAAAGATGACCAACCCACCATTCTTATTTACAATTTCATTCTCTGGGATTGCGATACCACCTCTTTGTGGGAGAGCGGTAAGAGCAGTATTACCAGAACCGATATATTCAAATGCTTGAGATGAAGCAAGTACTCTACTTTGTTTGAAGAATGGAACTGTCGTTCCTACACCAACCGCATAAGGTACATTTTCTGTAAATGTGACCGTAGTGATACCACCAACAACTGGAGTTGCACTGCTGACCACATAGTATGTAGGTAAGACATCAGGGGCCCCTGTAGCGGACCCAGTGAAGGTTACAGTCGGTGTTCCAGTATAACCCCTACCATTAGAAATCATGTCTACAGATGTCACAGAACCACCAGTCAGTCGTGCAACACCAGTTGCCTTGATACCCCATGATTCTGAAGGATCAGAGAAAGTAACTTTGGGTGGTGAAGTATAACCAGAACCACCATTTGCAATCTTAACACCTTTAATACTATTGTAAATTGAGTCAAGATATACAACCTGACCATCATAAGGTAGTGATGTAAATGTTTCTACTTGACCACCAGAGTGGTAAAGGGATGGATAAGTAGAAACACCAACATATGCAGTAAACTGATTTGTAGAAGGTGTAGTATCTACTGTAAAGATATTACCAAATGAACCATTGGGGAATGATGAAATTGTACTAATTGCAACTTGACCACCATCAATGTAACTGTGTGCAATTGTTGAAGGACCAACATTAACTGTAATGTTTGTTGCTCCTACACTAATAACATCAAATACATGATTAACTGCTCCGTTACCATCACCGGCTGCAGGTGGGAAGAATGCAGTTGAAGGACCCCCACCGGAGTCACATCTGAATACCAAATCAGTCATTGTAACACTGATACCAGCAATCACATTGTGTTCTACATCAGTAGAAATTGTCATAACACCAGTGATGTTATTATATGTTGCAGTAGTAATACCATAATAAGGTGTATTAGTAGTCGTTCCACCTTCTACATATTCGTGAGCAATAGTTGAAATACCAACATTTACAACAAACTGGTTATCATCAGGAATTTCTTGAACACTGAATCTAGAAGTAGTTGCTCCATTACCATCACCAGCTGCGGGTGGGAAGAATGCGGTAGAGAATCCACCACCAGAATTACATCTGAATACTAGATTGTTAAGATTAACCGCTGTCTTAAAGTTTAGATTATGATCAGAACTGGTAGTAACAGTCATTATACCAGTTGATGCGGTATATACTGCTGTAGAAACACCAAACTGGGAAGGTCTCAATGTTGATGTACCACCCTCAACGTAAGTATGTGCAATTGTTGAGATACCTACATCAACAACAAACTGATTGTTTGCTGGAATTTCGTCAACAATAAATCTACTTGTAGAAGGACCATTACCATCACCACCACTAGGTGGGAAGAATGCGGTCGAAAGACCACCACCAGAATTGCACTGGAAGACTAACTGATTTAAATCAATAGCAGATCTTCTATTGAAGTTATGTGCTGCACTAGTGGTAACGGTCATTTTACCAGTCGATTCAGTATATGTTGCACCAGATACATTAAATGGAACTTGTTGTGCAGTTGACACTTCTCTTACAACATCCTTTGAGTCACAAGAGAACTTTAAGTTTCTCATTGAAACCGACATACCAACATTATAACCATGATTGGTTGCTGTTGTAATTGTAGTCAGACCAGTTACATTGTCATATGTTGCATTTGTGATGTTAATGCTGTCGGTACTGATATCAATTGGGAATGTGTTTGAACCCGCAGATGTAAATTCAGTAACAGTTCCGATGAAGTTTGTGGGACCAATACCATCAGCAACAAGACCCAATCTACCGAAGGAAGAATTAGAGTTTGTCAGGTCACATTGACCACCATTAATACAAACAATACTCTGATCATTGTAGATTGTGAAGATTGAAACTAACTGAGCATAACCTTCATTAGAGATTGAAACACCAATACCACCCTGATTGAGTTGAGTGTAGGAGTCAACGTTCATTGCTCTGGTATCACCAATAACGTGAGCACCATCAATCTTCATACCAATACTATTGGAGATAAAGTTTGTACAGTTTCTAATATATGGACCCTGTGTTACATAAGATGGTTTGTTGGGGTTGAATGCGATAATTGCTTTACCTTCATTCAATGAACCCGTAAAGGACATATTCTCAACATAACTACCATTCGCAACATAGATGAGGTCTTCATCGGGGTTTTGTGGAATGATTGAGACTTCTCTTAAACTATCACCAAGAAGTGTAACTTGTTCTGGGATAATGATTGGATTATTTTCTGAATAATTACCAGCAGAAATTCTAATAACTGATGATGCTTCTGCAATCGTAAGAGCAGAACCAACAGTTCTCTTCGCAGTAGAAATTAGGTAACCATCATTTTCATCATTACCATCAGGTGTAACATAGATTTGGTTAGTAACAGATACCAGACCAACAACACCAGTCAGGTTTGAACCATCACCATAGAAGGCTGTAGCA